GACAGTTGCTCAACAGGGTTGATACACGCAGGACTGTCAACTTGTGGAATGACAGCAGAAACGTGATAGTCCCAAGGCTTAAACACATCATTTTCACGCACAACAAAACGATAGATACCTTTTGCAACTTTATGAATGTCGTTCCAGATATTCGGGATATCTCTATCTTCTGGGACTTTAATCAAGTAAGTCGATTTACCTGTATCTCTTTCTTCAACATCGTTATAATTTTCATAAGAAAGTTTTACAACAGTGCCTCTTTCGATTGGTTGGTTGAATTTGAAAGTGTCGGTTGTCAATGAATAGGCATACATTGGTTTTTCAACACCAAAATATTCCAAACTCTGATTGGTCGTACCAAACTGCGCTTGGCCATTTCTGTCAATGGTGTAGTTTTGTCCGTTAACCGCTGCATCGGCTTCTGCGCCGTCTACAAAGATTTTCAGTCTATTCACTTCGTACAGTGGTTGTGATGCAGTGCCGCTTCTACCAAAGAAGTTTGTATATTCATTGTTAAATCCGGCCCCTTCCCATGCATATTCGAAGATGAATTGATCTTCTTCTGGGAATGTGTCGATCACCTTAGTTACACGAATACCTTCAATCGCCAGCGTGCCGGTGGTTCCTCCAAGGGCAGCCAGGAATGCATCGCTGTCTGCGTAAGTTGTGTCATACGCAGTGAGTTCATCACCAGCCACCATATCAAAGATGCCGGAGCCTGGCTCAGTAATGATATATTCTTCTGTGGTTGTAAAACCAAGGGCGGTGGGCGTCGCTTCTGCCGCACCAGCTAGATCGATTTTGTAACCATTAGTAGAACCACCTCTGAGGGAGTTGGGAATTGGTACAAGCGCACCTAATGCCCCTGCGGCCGATGCCTGTGCTTTGAAATTGCCCAAGACACCACCCGTAAGTACAGGAACCATATCAGAGGTACTGCCATCACCTGTGTAGGTTGCAACAATCGGAGTATAATGAATAATTCTCACACGCCGATTGGATTGCAACGCAAGTGCGCTAGTTGATTGTGGATTAAATGTTGCAACATTAGAAACGATTGGCAATTCTCTTGCTTTACCATTCGCATCTGGGGTTGGCGCAACTTCAGTTTTATCCAAAATTCTAACGTCCATATCTGCATCAAGGAAAGTATCAACACCGTCCGCACTTCTATGTCTAACTCTTGAAATAGTCAGACCCAGTTTGGCTGGTCCTTGCATCTGGTTTCTTGCAGCATTATAGTTTCTAAGGCCGCCCAAGACGGTGCCCCCGCCGACGGTGTGAGTACCGCCAGTACCTTTATCAGTGCCACCATATTTCGATGTGCCATCAACATTATCCGCATCACCATATCTAGTATCCCTCTGCAATGCAGTTACCCACTGTGCAATTGGGACATAACTAGAACCCGAACCTCCAGCATATCCCTGAGAAAATTCTGTACGACTATCGATGGCCGGATCTGAAAACACCACCGGGCTATCACCAAGATCATTATATGCAGTGACAACCGCAGGCATTTCGCTAAAGTCGTTAGCGATGGTATAACCCGTAATCGAATCCGTACCCAATGAGGTCGCATCAGTTAGTGCAATATTCGCCTTTAGTGTCGAGTCGGAGAAGTGCACACCCTGCTGACCGGCATAAGTTGCGCCAGAACCATATGCATCATTTTTCTGTTGAATTGGAGCACTATCAGTAATAACCGAAGATGATACTGGTAGGCCTGGAGTTAGTTTTCTACCATTTACATCAAAGATTTGCAATTCATCTAAAGATGTTGAAGTGATAGTGGTTTCGCCAGTTGCAGTATCCAAATCTTCCGAAACAGAGGCATAGAAACCTACGTTAAAGTCAGATGTTTCTTCTGGTCTTGTAGAAGGCGAATATAGGCAATGGACAGGTGATCTGCCATCTTCAAATTCAATTCTACCAGAAACATTATGAACGTGTCTCTGTACAACAAACCATGCATAGTCATCGTCTTGATCTACAGATGCTTGATCAAACATAAACAGTCCTGTACCGTGATCGGAACAAGTCAGGCGATATGCGAGCGGATAACCACTTTCGATATCGTCAGTTGTTTTACCTTGACGTCTGAAGAAGCCAGATTTTGCCTTGTTTGTATCATTACTGAAGTTGAAATAGATTTCACTCAATTCTCCAGGCTGTCTATAAACAGACTGTTTTACACCATCACGGCCTTGACCTTTAGTCAGATCGCCGTTGTCTTTAATCTGCAATGCAGTTGCGACATTTACATAAAGATATTCATCGCGTTGATCATAGAAGAAACGCATCCGCCATTTTTGTGGTTTCCGCACATCTTTAACAGGTTGTGTCAGAGAAACAGAAGTTGGAAGTGCTTCAGTGGCAGAGTTGATATCATTCTTAGAAGATAACAAGTCGGTTGCTTTTTCCGATTCCACAACTACTAGGTCGCCAATTCTATCAACGCATTTTTTCACATCTCTGTGGTTTTGCTGTCCATTAGATGCAATGGGGATTGGTGTTACTGCATCTTCGTTGACATATGGATAGATCATGTTGTATGGCTGACTTTCGAATTCGCTTTCTGGAATTGCCAACGCCCATTCACCGGATTGATACTCAGTTTCAACAGCATCGTCAAAGTCGTTGACTTGATTGGTTGTATATGTGTTCGGATCGACACTAAACGTAACTTCACCACTATCTACATCGACACCTGTGATTACGATAACACCATTACCATGCGGTTCGATGATTCTTTTATTCGCGGCCGCATCAGCAGCTGTCAGGCCACCCTTTTTGAGTCCTGTACCAATAAGACTTTTTTCTACTGTACCACCACTTACATATGCCGAAAATCCAGTAGTATCGACAATGCTAAAACTATCTGCATCTATTGATGTAATAGTATATGCACTTCCATTAACTTCTGTCATGCCTACTACGCCTGCAAAGGCAATGCTATCTCCGCTAGAAAATCCATGACCTGCGGCAGTAACAACGCCGGGGTTGCCCTGACTAATTCCCGTTACTGTTACGGGGGCACGGCCCTCTATAAGGGTTTTTTGATCTTCGTCAACAAGCGTGAACGTACCTGTCCACGGTGATGCAGTGATGGCATTTGGTGCGACAGCGAATTCAAGCCTTGCAGTTCTTTGTGCCTGAGATGAAAATGCTGAACTAAAGTAGTTGCCATATGGGTGTAGTACCATATCTCTGGCCAAAGTTTTCAGTAGTCCGTCACTTGCTCTTTTGTCCACTTTTGTGTCGAGATAATATTCCAGAAGAATTGTATCACCCACTTCAAAAGTTTCACTTCTCCATGTAACTGTGCCATAATCGAGCGCGATTTGATCTGCATCAGTAACGGCAGTAATTTTTAAAACTAAGTCAGTTGCCACAGGAACGTTATGCATAGAAGATGCAGGAATGGTAATTGTGTCGTCGACAACATAATCTTTACCAAAACCGATTGGCAAAACTTTATTGACATTTCCTAAGGCATCTACATATATTTGAAAAATTCCATTTACGCCGGTTGCGCCACCATCTGCCGCGCCAGCTTCTACATAATAAACGCCCGGCCGGTGCCCAACGTTTCCTGCTGATGCTTCAACACCAGTAATAGAACCTTTGCCCGCTGTGTTGTCTTTTGAAAAGAAACCGACTGCGAATTGTCCGATTGCCATACCTTCGTCGACGATTGCCGACACACCAGTTGTTGCGTCATCGTTGGTTGACGTGGCATTGTAGTTATTTCCTGTGCTTTTGATATCTACTGAAACGATTCTGCCGTCGCCATCCGCAGTCGCGGTTGCGATACATTGTGTCAGAAGTCCAGTTGTCGGTTCGCCACCTTTAATAATGATATTGTACTCAAGGTTTGGTGCGTAACCATAACCACCAGAAAGTACGTCAATTGCAGTGATACCACCGTTTGCAGTAATCGAACCAAGAGAAATACCAAGGCTACATTTCTGTGTACCTTTTCTAAAGATTTGTGCAAGTGGTTGAGTTACTGTTGTGACTGACCCACCTAGAAAACTTCTTTTCTGTGAGGACAGTGCATATGGTGCTAGTCTGTCGAATTCGTCCTGTGCTGGTTTTTCCAATCGAGTGTAAGTTTGGTTAAAACTATTCAAGAATTGAAATTTTTGCTGATGCTTTTGCTGCAGCATTGATACCATTTCGTTTCTCTGGATTGAAAACCCGCCCGAAAGGAACTCCGTGTTTAGTGAAGTGGCCATTTATTGATCTCCTGTTTTGGTTTATCTATATTTATAAAAAATTCTCTTTACAACTTTTGTGATTTCGCACGCCAATATAAGACGTTTTATTCTATTTATAAAAAAAACTCTTTGTGTTTTGTCTACCATCCTATTTATAATATTTTTTTCATTCAATTTTATGTTTGATCTGTATCGCCTGGAGCCTTGCCGGCAGTAACATCGGTGTATCTAATACTAGAACCTGTGACTTGCATAAAGACTCGCATACCATTACCATTGGGTAAAGTGGATGCCATGCCTTCATATTTTCTTGCATTTTTGCGCCAAATATATTTTTCGCCATCCGGTCCGTGATGTCCCGCATATTTATTTAGTGCAACCGGAGCAAGAACAATGCCATTTGGATCTGTTGCAGCTGGCTGTAGGGTGGTGTCAAATTGTTTGTTAATACCATCTGAGTCACCATACTTATTGATTTCTACATGTCCTGCTTGTGTCGAGAAACTAGCAGAAGATACGCAAATCAAATCTAATTCGCTTTGTGGATAATAAAATCTTTGCGAAGTGATTTGTGTTGGGAAAGAAAATACAAAATTTCTATCTTGCGTGATAGACAGTTGTTCCATTGGATTGATAATTGCGTGAGAATCTACTTCGTGCATTGTTGCAGAAACGTGATAATCCCAAGGTTTCAATACATCTTGCTCTCTCACAACAAACCGATTGACAGTTTTAACCATATTCATATTAGTTTCTGGGAAGTTTCTGTCTTCAGGTGTAGAAATAATATAAGTCTCCTGTGAAGGATTTGATGTTTGATAGTTAACCATCTTGATAGAGAACGAACCACCATTTCTAGGCGCGTATTTAAAGAATAAATTTTTGTTATAAAAATCGTACATATACTCGTTTTTGATACCGCTTTGATTTGTCCAAATTATATCTCCAGGCAGTTTACCATTATGTGATGCTACGTTTTTCGTTGTTACTAAGTTTCCGGACGTAATCACATACTGTAACGCTGGAGATGCGCTTGCATTAGAATCGAAGAATGGAACTGAAGTACATCTATTTACGATACCAGTAATTGTGCCGTTAGTTGTCTCTCCCAATAAGTTAACCACAGCTGCGCTGGCATCCAACGCCGGTATTTTAAAATCGCTTCCTAAGTCAGTAACACCTGCCGCATCAAGAGATTCTAAAAATCTGCCGACTGTACTCGGATCTCCCATAGAAACCCATTCATCATATGTTAACACATATGCACCACTATCTCTTTTAACTTCTACATCATCGAGCGCAACAATCATAGATTCAAAAACTTTTTCCATATTTGATGCCTGAGCGCTGTATAGAATGTCTAACAATGCAGAATCGCCATCGGTATAATCTGCCGTCGAAATGGTCTCGGCGACTCCGATAACACCAGTGCCGGTGGTAGAACCAGATTTGAATGTTGACATTCTTTCAAGCATCCCCGCTGGAAAAATAACATTCTCGGAAAAACTTGGTGCAATATCAGAACTAATAACCCACTGCGCTGCTGCGGGCGTGGTCGGCACAATAATATCACCATCTCTATCTGCATGTTGAAGAACGATGCTTGGCGATATGCCAGTTCTTATCAATGCTGCGGGCGAAACCGATGCGCCCATTGCGATAGATGTGTTTTTACGTTTTGGTAAAGAGTTAAATCCAGTAATTGCAAGATCGGTGATCGAATCTCCAACTCCATCCGTCAACACTGCTTCAACAATGGTGCCGGGCACCGTAGTTATGTCAAAGGTTAGAGATCCAGACTGAACAAAAGATCCACCAAACACATCACCAGTACCGCTGAGTCCGAAAACAAGACTTGTCGTGCCAGTCAGGCCTGCTGCCAGATCGCCATATGTTGCAACGATGATTTGTCCATTAACATCGTTGATAAATTTAATTCTGCCGCCGGCAGCAGGCGAGGCCGCATCGTCAGCAATAAACATACCCACTTTTAATCCACCTGAGGCAATCGCCGCGCTCAGTTTATTTGTGGCACCAGCGGACATATCTGCCTGAATTATCCATGTTTTTTCTGACCATAGGCCTCTAGTATCAGTATTTCTAACCGATGTGATACCACGAAGATTGTCCGTTGCGATATCTACAGTGGAAGTCAATGAACCCGATACGCCAGATGCATAACCAAAGGAATTGAAATCGACTGCGTTGACATAACCATTAAACAAATCTTTTTTGATAAAGATTGTGGGACCTTCTGTTTTGAATATGGTGCCCAACGAACTTTGTAATGCAGGGGGCTTCGACAAATCGTCTAAGTCGGTAGATGCAAAATATGTTGACAGGTCTGATACATCGACAGGACGTTTTGCGGGTGAATATATACAATGCACCGGCGACTTGTCTGTGTATTCTGGTTGACCAGATGTTTGGTCTACATGTCTCTGCACAACAAGCCATGCATAGTCATCATCCTGATCAACAGCACCGGCATCAAACATGAATAGTCCAAGTCCGTGATCGGTTATTGTCATTCTATAACTCAGCGGGTAAGATTGTGCCTGTTCATCTTGTAGTTGTGTTCTACGCATAAAGTTTGATTTTGAGGTTAGAAGTTTTAAGGTTGAACCTCTGCCGATAGATGGAGATTTATAAATGTCACATAATTCTCCTGGCTCGCGATAAACTGCTTGTTTAATGCCGTCCCGTCCCTGCGCCTCAGTGATAGACATATCATCTTTAAGTTGATATGCAGTTGCAACGTTTACTTTAATTGAAAAGTCTGCTTCGTCCCATTCAAATCTCATACGCCATTTTTGCGGTTTTCTCGAACTCGACGGAGATTGGTTACTACCACCAAATCCTAAATTGGAGTCTGACAATAAATCAACACCTTTATCAGATTCGACTAGAAACTTGTTTGTAATTCTTCTCAGTGCGTTTTTTGTGCCCTGTTGTGTTGTGCTAGTAGGTTCTGGATAAATCAATTTAAACGGAACTGCAAATGCATCAGATTCGACAAAAGAGACGTAAAATAAATCCTGATCGGTAACTTTGACTAGATTCGTTTTAGCCAGACCACCAGCTGCATCGGCAGTAAGCGCGGCCGTTGATAGTAGGCCCGATGCCGAGTCCTGACCTGCTCCATTTGCGAGAATACTAGGACGCACAGTACCAGTTACGCCGTCTACTTCGTGAAACCAGCCAATAAACGCATTAGTTGCTGGTCGACCGGCAATATTATCATTCAAAACTGGTTTAGAAAAAGCCCAGTAATTTACACCTACGCCGTCAGTTTGCGGCCAAGACAGATCTGCTGCGTTTGTACCAAGATTTTCTTGATCTGGACCAAGGCCAGCTGGTCCAACTAATGCACCATAACGCACATCTAAAGATTCTTTCCAGTGATATGAAATCGTAACTACTACTCTGGTCATATCTGATACCCAAGACAGTGGCGCGGTAACGGGATCCCTTCTCAAAGAAAATGTTGCCTTTCTGGTGGCTAGATCAGATGTAACAATCCAATCATCATCTGCTATAATTCTTCCGTCAATCGAAACTCTAAATTCGCCAGATCCCAGATCTTGTTCTACAAGTGGAAAATCTGTAGATAGTGTCATCCAGCTGGAAGCAACGGCCGGATCGATCGCGGCAAATGTAGTTGAAAAGTCTGCTGGATCGTTTTTAACAGTATGTTCTCTGACACATTTCCAGAGTTGGTTTGCAGATCTTTGTGGTGCGAAGGATCCATCTGCTTCAACATCAAAATTATATGGTGTCGATAATTGATTTTTCATAAGAGACACAACATCGGTGGTCCCAGCCGTGTCGGCGGAGATATCGTATAAGCCCTGCGCGGTTGCATCAATATCGGAAACTCTATCTACGCCAGCGAAAACAGAAAAACTTGTTTTAATATCTGCCGTTGGTGCTGCAAAACTAGCCTTAAATAATTCTGGATAATCGAATGGGTGAATACACATATCGTGTGCCAGTTGATAAAATAGGCCGCCCTTATTGCCAGTAAACTTGTCGATATGCTCTAAATAGTTTACTTCGATAAATTCGCCAGTTTCTGGTTTTGAAAAATCTGAAAAAATCAATGCACCAAATTCGCCTATAGCAGAAGTATATTGTACCCCACCTTGGCCCGGCGAGGTCGAACCTTCAGTATATTCATCGTCTCTCCAAAGAGTCGTTTCAGTGACAGCACCAGTAATAGACCCAGGCGTCCCTAATATATTATTGCCCAGTGTCCGGTCGAGATTAATTCTAATTTCTCCGAGACGTATTTCCCATTCCCATTCTTTATCAATAAAATCTGGTTTGGATTTTAACAAATACGTTGACAGTCCGCTGATTGCAGCGTGCTTTTCTTTTTGAGTACGGTGTGCGACATCAACAATGTCGTTTCTCTGTATACTAAATCCACTTGCAATAGGCATTTAGAGCTCCTTTAATGTTTTTCTTTATATTTATAAAAAAATTTTTGTCTTAATTTGTGTTTATTCTATGAAGTACCAACTTCTTCGTAAGTATCTAAGTTTGTGTCAGTATTAAATATATACTGGCCGTTTACCAATACCATAATCCTCATGCCATTTCCAAACGCCGCGGTGGACCGCATACCCTGATATCTTCTCAAATCTGGATTTGTTCCATCATAAAGATAGGTTGTCATAGGAATGTTGCTCGACTCCGCAACCACTTCTGCCGATGAAAAACAAATTAAATCCATTTCCTCTTTTGGATACATAAATCTTTGTGTGGTAAGTCCTGTTGGAAACGTGATTACAAATCTATTCTCATCAGTTATTGCCAATTGTTCTAGCGGATTGATTACTGCGTTGCTATCTATCTGATGTCGAGTTGCAAACTTATGAACATCTTGCGGTTTTAAAATATCGAATTCTCTTACAACAAAACGCCAGATATTTTTTGCCGTGTGTTCATCAGCAAGATAATCTTCTCTATCAAATGGACTCAAGATATAAAAAGTTTTGGTGTTGTCAATATTTGATATATCAAGTTGATTTCCCAATTCATCGAAAACACTTGTTACTTGATCTGCCGCTGTTTGAAGATTCGCTGCTTGGTTGGAAAAGAAAACTCCCGCATCACTAGAATAAACGGACTCCCTAGAACACGAATACATTGCATGTACTGGAAACTTAGATGCCTCATCATCCCGCGACAGGCCTGTTTCATTATTTACTGTTCTTTGAATACAAAACCATGCATAATCGTCTGCTTGGTCTCCAGCGGCATCATCATAAACATAAAACATTATTCCTCTTTCGGTCATTGTCAATCTATATGAAAATGGATAAGAACCAGAAATAGTTGCATCAGTTTTTGGATATCTTTTAAACCATCCAGAACCTTTTCTTTTGTTTCTAAATCGAATAGAGCGGTTATTGATATATTTTGTGAAATTATCTACGGCCGCCGGTGCATTTACGCTTGCAAGATTGCTGCCTGTTGTGGGGATATAAAAGGTTGCCAGCGGAAATTCATTAAAGGTATGTACTACAGAAGTGCCAGTACCACCGGCAGTAGTGTCTGCTGCGTTAGCGGCGGTCTGATCCAAATATGCAGGCCAATAATATTTCTGTGTATTTCCATGTGTGGAAACATCATCATTTAGTCCATAAACATAATATGGTCCACTATTTGCAGGATCCGAAACGATTGTAATATCTTCGAAATGTAAATCAATCATTTCGCCTGGGTTGCGAAGAATTGAAGTGTCCACTTGAATTCCATTTGGCAAAGAAATAAGTCCGTCCTGAGTTAATTGTGGATTAGAAATAGAACCGTCTGCTAATAACTGATTTGCAGTTCCACTGTTTATTTTCAACCAACCATATGAAGGATTTGGAATACCAGTGCTTAGTTCCCAACCATCGACAAGAGTTCCGTTAAACGAATAGCCTGGGTGATATTGATCTGGTATGAATAGAGATTCGTCAATAATGTTTCCAGTAGTATATTTAGACATACCCCGCGAAGACTGTCTCAAATTTAGTTGATATAATTCTTGTGGAAATTCTCTATCACCAATATTACCACCCACATCATAATAAAGTCTAGGACGTAAATCAAATTCTACTCTTAGTCTATAATTTTGGTCAATCCCACGCGACACAGTACCGTTATTCGGTAAACTATCATTCGTAGTATTAAACAACAAAACGTGTTGTTTGGGGTTTGAATTTCCTACAATTTCGGTAAAGTTTGCAACACCCGAATATGGAGAACCACCCACACCTAATTGTGTGTAAAATTGTTTTTGTAAATGTGCATTTTGTCCGGCGGAAGTACTATCAATCATTTCATTACCAACAACAGGATTTCCATTGTACATAGTCCAAGAGTTTGTTAGATCTGCTGCCAGAACCATCAACATACCACCAGAAACAGTTCCATCTGCGCCAATCGACCCCGCACCCTCTAAATTAGTGAACGAACTTCTTTGTCGAGACATGCCATACTTTGACAGTGTGGCAGGATCTACATATCTTTGCGCCATTTCTTATTCCTTTTTCAAATAATCTAATAATTTTCCAGTAATATAAACTATTGGATGCCAAATAGTACACCAAATTCTTCCGACAATATCATCTTTTTCTTTTTCTTTAATACCAAATTGTCCCGCATAACCATCTCTGCTCAAAATATATTTTAGGTGTTGTGTTCTTTTTTGTGCTAACCATCCACCAGACTTTGTTAAGCCAGTGCTCTTTCTCATTCCCTTAACCCAAGGCATAAACAAGAAATGATATCCTTTTTGATGATATTGAGTCAAATGCGTTTTTGTATGCAATCCCCAAATTTTCATTGCAAATTTCCAGTCATCTAGTTGCGTTTGTCTATACATTTCAGTACAAACAATTTTGCTATTCCCGCCGCCGTTGCCGCCGCCATCAACCCATAGGTCTGACCCATCTTCGGAAAACTTTTTCGCATCGCTGTATCCCATGCCGTTGGGGTCAGTAATCCAACCATTATTACCACCACTCCAACCAGATGTCACATTTCCATACTGATCCACGCCACTAGTCCAAGAGGGGCTATTGTCATACCCACCGCCATAGTATGGCGGCGGAGGCGGCGGAGGTGGCGGAGGTGGAGGTGGCGGAGGTGGTGGCAACGGTCTATTATATGCAACGCCGAGGCTTTCTCCATCAGCAGGAGTTTCAACGGAACAACTAAACCAAGTTTTACGCCCGTCTACCCACCATTTACCACCAGTTGATGTTATTTCGACTATTCCACAAACATTGGATTTGGGTGGTGGTATTACCGTTCCTGAGACTACATGCGTCCCAGATGTGTAGTATTTGACACCTTGGATTATAATACCGCCGCTTTGGCCATCAGGTGCCTTCTGATTTGAAAGTGGGTCTGCATCATTACTACCAATACCACCTTCTCCAATCACAATAGCAAATTCATCTCCGATATTTGCGGTAATGGTGCCGGACGCTTCTCCGCCGTTTTGGGCATAACCGTTATTGAATGACTCGTAAACGCCATCAATCGGTGCGCTATATTCTCTATTCCTGCCACCATTTCCCTGCACACTACCTTCCCAACCTCTTGGGCTCTGCCCCGCATTAAATGCATGTGCAGCGAGAATCGGTGTTGATGCAATCTGCGTACCACTTTTCGAAAGGACTGTAGAACCGCCAGCAGAACCTGCTGCAGGCTCGAAATGGTATGACGGAGTGGCTGTAACAGTATGAGTGGCATCCGAAGTGTAAAGAACGCCTTGAATCAATACGGCACCATTAGAACCAGCGCTGCCATCACCATAATGTATGCCAGAGTTGCGCGCTCCACCACTGCCACCCTGTCCGATGGTGATATGGATCGTCTGTCCGACCTGCAGCGAGACCGTGCCAGATGCAGTTAAACCATTATGCCCGACATCTATTCCGGTGCCACCAGAACCGTCAGGCGTAGCACCGGACGGTCTCCAATAGGCAGGCGACCCGCCTTGGTTTCGATGGCGGTAGCCCCAGCTGATCCCACCATTTCCATAGGTTTCACCGTTCCAGTTTAACTTACGCTGAACCAAATTGTATGTCGCAACTCCTGTATTTGCAAGTTGAGTACCAGTGATACTATCCAATGTCAAAATTGTTCCACCGCCAATTCCGCCGGGGCTGCCCGGAAAATCGGCAACAAAGCCATCTTCAGGATCGCCCCACGAACTGAATCCTAGGCCATGACCGCCGGAACCGCCACCGACCATGTCATAATCTACTTCTACTGACGTACCGGATTCTGGATCGACACCTATGTAACCTTTTCCTGTTCCGCCGTGTCCGCCACCAATCATCTTGTAATCAAAACTCACTTCAGCAGTACCCTGTGCAGCATTCCAGTCTTCCCACGGTTTGTTCCATATTAATAATAAAGCCGCAGCGTTAGCTCGTATCGACGTCATGTCGCCTTTAGCATAACGGGTTCCGTTTTTCACTTCACCAGTTTTGTCATTTCTTAATTGCGCCCACTGTTGTGGTCTACCGTTTCCTGTCCATTCTATATAAGTCTGAAAATAAATCCATTTGCCAGGCTCTGCGGTGCCAATAGTTGCTGTCTTGGCATTTTGCAAAGTCCAAGGAACATAAGACGTAGAACAAAGAAGATAGTTTAGTTTGGCAGTGGTTGGAAAAGATACTGATGTGTTTGTTGGTGGTGGTGCATAGAAATCCTTGGCAGCCCCATCACAAACATATTCTTCTCCTACACCAATAGTGATGCTGTTTCCGTATTCTGGTAGATATACCTGTGCCGAATATCCGGGCGGCTTTTCTGGAACATATGATATCGTTCCATCTTCGTGGAAATTTATTCTCGATGGCCCAATTCCCATTTGCGAACTCGGAGTTTTTCTGAAAGTCATTCTTGGATTCGTGGCACCCATTTTGTGAACTTTGAAGGTAACATTACACGAATCCGCAAAAACATTTCCGACATCTTCAAAATCGTCAGCGGCATTACTACCTCTTCTTCCCGATACAATTGGTTCGTCGCTACTAAACTCTGGTTCGACGTATAATTTTTTTCTAAGATTTGATGCCGGATATGCAGTTCCAAAGGCGGTCGAAGCCAACCAAGCCTCCAAATTCGAAATACTTCCACTTGCATTAGAAGGTGCAATGCTTACAAGATCTTCAGTCACGGGCGTAACGCTTACCGAACACCCGTCAGATTTGAACTGCGTTTTGCTCTCTAATAAACCATTTTTTCTAATTCTGCCGGTATATGCGACATAATATATTTTAGGAACATTCGGATCTTCAGTACCGAGAACATCAACAGTATATGGCATTGTGTATGATGGATTATAATTATCTACGCCTTTGAGCGAAGTTGCCGAAGAAAATTTTTGTTGAACAATGTTATAATCTTCGTCTAACAAAACTATTCCTGCATGAGACATCTCTGAATATGCGCGACCGGTGGCACCAAATATTTGCACAAATCCATCGCCACCTTTTCCCGATTTTGAAACATAACTCGATCCAACATAAAACCCCGTACCATATACAGGATGGTTAGCATACTGATCTCGGTCTGCCAGACTTGGTGTAAAGTTGTCTTTATCGGTTTGATTATAATCTGTATATAGATTGATAGATTGTACACCACCCTCGGGAACTTTAATAGTAATTTCTTCGCCCGGAGCCGTTTCAAAATCACCAAGATAAGTGGTTGGTGATGCATCTCCACCATAGGTCAAAGCGCCACGCTGTGCGTGTTGACCTGCGGCACCACCTGTGCCCCAATCGGTGCTGTTGGGCTCGAATGGTTCGCCCTGATTGGGGTGTTCGTCTGCAGCGGAATATCCATCCGACCATACCGAATCCCCACCACTGCCATTACCACCAGCCGCAGAATTAACTTGACCGTATAGAGAATCCTCCCACCAAATCATATTAATAGGATATTCGCTTCCTGCAAACCAATCCATTTCGTTAGCACCACTTGATTGCTTTTTATGTCTTTCTGGATTGATTACTGGTAAAAATGCCGCGCTCTCGCCCGCAGTTGCAGCGTTGGTGATGCCATATATCTTTCTGGCCTGTGGACTGTCTGCATATTTGTATAATTTGTTAGTCGAAACTGCGGCAGATCCCGTCACCTGAACACTCGTCGGATCAAAGTTTTTGTCGGTGCCAAACAGACGCATCGATTTTCCACCACCCATTCCACCCAACACTTTAACCGTTAAATCATTTGCGGTAATAAAGACGGTTCCGCCATCATGGCCCTCTTCAATAATTGGGGTCAACGTGCCTTTCAATGCGCTATCGCTTGCAGTAATTTTCTGCACACTACCACTACCACCACCTGCTGTGGCGATGATTCTAAATCTAGTGATTTTTCTAGGAATAGTCATTGTCCATTCGCCGAAAGGGAAATAATCTGTATTCAGATTAGTATTTCTCAGGAGCTTTTCGTATCCACTATCTTCGCCTACTTCGGTTCCTAGTCTCGTTTGCGCGTGCTGGACATTAATTCTTGCATATGGTGTACGAACTTCTAACATAACACAATACGCACCATCTTTTCGTGTCACATATTGTTTCCAGTTATCTTGTAACGCCGCCCAATAATTTGGCGAGCCTTCGCAATGTCTCCAAAAATCGTCTTCATCTATTGCCGGTAGTGCAGTTGTATATGGCCTTACTACAGCGGAAGTACCATAGTAATCACTCCAATTTACTCTTCCTCTAAGCGCGACCGTGGGTTCGTGAATTGGAATATTTTTGTTTTCGAATATATCCGGTACGTTTGCACCTGTACGATAATACTCCGAAATCGAATGTTTTGCAGTGTTAGTTTGCGGCAAGAACTCGTTATAAATCTGTCCTAATGTAATTCTTCCGGATTTATTTAATGGCATGAATTTATACTCTTTTTTATCGGGTTACACGAAGGCAGATATGTCGCCGGTCGAGGTGATGTTGCCATTGCTGGTAGTTGCAGAAATTGCACCTCTTACTTCTAAATCACCGGACATGGTATCACCCGCACGTCTTACAAATTTTGTGCTGTCGTCACCATCTAATAGCGGTTTTAATAGTGCATATAACGCATTAAGAGAACCAACCACATTGGTTGAAAATATCGCGGGGTCTAATGCTGCCATGTCTCCATTGAGCGCCTGAAAATAATTATGTTCTGATGTAATCCTATTATCTAAATTTTCTATTAGTGCGGGCAGAGTGTTTTCCGTGGCAACATATAACAAATCTAAATTATCATCAATTATTCTAATATTTTCTCGAACGATATGTGTATTGGCATAGGTGTTGCGGGTGTCGGTTATATAATTTCCGCTCCCATTTGTTCCAACACTAGTCATTAGAGCCGCAATTTCATCTTGCATGTTGTCAATAGTGTTATCATTTTTTCCAATTTCATCTGCATTGAGTCTTACTTGATTGTCCAATATTTGCAAAGAATGTCTTACTTTTGCGGCCGCGTTACCGTCCCCATCGATATAATTATTTCCTATGTAGTTTGTTCCCGACTTAAATATGAGATATCCATTATCATCTTCATCGCCGAGGGTAAATGCAGTTTTTCTCTGTCTGTCGTCAAGTCTTTTGGCCTCAATGTCTAATTTTGCAATAGCATCCGCGATAGTTGTTGCCGTCGTCATATATGTCGATGTAGAAAATGGCAGGAAACTACCTGTAACTTCTAGTCCTACCGCAGCTTGTGTGATATTCAACTCTGATTGTAGGGCGGCATCCGCAGCCTCACGTTCAGTTTTTTCATTTGCAACAGAAGTGTCAATATATTCTACAAGAGTCGAATAAGATTTGTTTAAGGTTTTGACAATAGTGGTGTCTTTGATTGCAGGATTAATATCATCCATAATCCCAATATTATCTCGATTTGTGTCTGCGTGTGCATCAACTTCATTTATCGCATCTACAATAGTCGTGGCGCTGTCAGTATTGAGAAAACTTAAATTTCCTATATTTGCAGCGGCCGCTTCAGCATGAGCGATCATTGAGTTGGTTTTTATGCGCCATTCCTCGAATGTATCCGTTTGGATAACTTCGACCAGACTTGGATATACTACAGCCATTTAAATTCTCTCCAATATTATGTTTAATATTTTTTTAATTTCGTCTATCTCATTTTTTAGGTCTCTGACCTCTTCATTTCTTTTATTGTGATAGCCCAGTTTGTTTTTATAATCTAAAAATGCCCTACTGTCGGTATTTATGATCGCCCGAGATTTCATGTCCCTCTCGAGCGATTTGTTTGTTTCTACTTTTAGTCTATTTGCCATTTCTAACTCGCCAATGCAATAATTCTAAGGTCTTTTACTTTAGGTACGACCGATGAATTTTTTGTTTTCAAGACAATTTTTACAGAAACCGAAGTAAATTCTGGGACATTTCTGATATCCATATCATATTCTTTAAAATCATATTCATCAGCCGAGGCATTATTATATCCGGCGACTCTAGGAATTAAAGTATATGCCAATTTGGAAAATATCTGATCCTCGGCGGTTTTAATTCTATAATAAAAATCTATATCACAATCATCCTGTCTATTCACGCCACATATAACTCTGAGAGATGTGGCCACTTGGTCTAAAGAAACTTCCTTTGTGATGTATTTAGTTGCAACAGAGCCCCCCTGTGCTGCGGTCTCATCGACAAATCCAGTATTTACATGTCCAAAATTACCTTCCAATACATCCAATGGACTATTGGTTTTGTTAGAAATCAAAATACAACTCAGGCCCTGCGTATCTATGACAGGTGACAGACTATCGTTTTCCGAAGAAAGTTCCAATTTAAATACCAAAGATTTTTTATCCAAAGAATTTGTGCTCGTACTGAATTCTTCTTCGTTAAAATTTGTTGCAACCATTCTTGGCGTTGTAAAATTCATATTCGTATTTGGAGTAAACGATGTAAATACGTTATCTCTTACGCATGGGGCATTGATAGAATCTTGTGAAGTACCGCTAAGAGTTTTCATATATGTGTCAATTCTAGTATTCGGTAATTCGATAGTTTTTATGTTAGGTTTCATAGAATCGTACTTAAAGTTTGATTTATACCTAACACCTTTTATTTGATTAGATTGCGGAGTATATAAATCCGTAACAATAGGTAAATTTCCGGCTGGATATGCAACCTGAAGTGTACTGATACCAAGTGGATAAAAAGGATTTTTTAAATCGATGGTAAAACTTGTGGCTGTTGTATCCGTCACAAGATGCGAACCGTTGAGCGCGTCAGATGGAAAAACATCATATGTTCCGTGAAATCCCATAAGAGTGATATAATTATATCCATTAGGTTGCCAGAATCTGGTAGATACTGCACCACCACTATTAGGAACAGTAAATGTTACCTTTGAACTATTTGCAGTGATTTTCATAGAATTTTCACCAAAAGTTTCAGACCACTGATCACTACCAATATCATCAACTTCGTCGTTTTGTAAGAAAACTTGGGCCCGTCCACTAGTATCAAATTTTGCCCGCATGACTCTAAATTTCAGATCTTCCATTTGGTCTGCCGTCCAAGTCGAGGCGTTTTGAGATTTAAAAAACACACCCGCATAAGGTTGTTTTGAAATGACTCCAGAACCATCTAAAGATTCATCTCCCATTCTTGCAACATGCGCCCTATATCCTTGTGTATCTGCCATAATAACAATACAGTATTCGGTATTATCTTGCACAAAAATAGGTGAGGGAAATGTGAATAGGGTAGGTTGAACGCCATCATCGGACAATGTGACATCATCAGGATATACGATAGATGTACCTAAGATTTTAGGGCCTGGATATCCATTTACAGTTTGTCTAATCTGACATGTGACCGGTTTAGTTTCATCCTTAGTTGAGAAAAACAATTCAACGGCGGTGATAAATGCACCACCATCTTGATCGATCATAATTGTCTGCGCGAGCGGATCGTACCATCCACCAGCAGTAATTGTAGTGTTGATTTGATTATCAGTAATTGCTTCCGAATCGGCAACATCTCTAGTTGAGAAATCTGGTAGACGTGTTAAAACAATTTGATCTGCAACGGTTTCTGTGACACCACTCGCAACATATGTTGCCTGCGCCTCAGTACCATTATCAGTACCATTATTCGGTTGGTCTGTCAACTTAAAAATACGTTCGCCAGTCTTAAACCTGAGATTGTTATTATTTGGAATTTCAAATATCCCATTGACAAAACCCGAAGTATCTGATATGATATCCTGCGAACCCACAGAAATATTACTACCGGACGGCCAAGGGCCTAAGTTCTTAGTTGCCACGCCACTGACATTGCTTGAGTTTGGATATTCTATAACAATTGCCTCACTGGCGACATAATTAGAAATACCGAATTCTGGGGTTTCTGAGATTTCACCGTCCATATGAATTTCCAAACTTTGTGCGCTATTCCATTTGACATCAAAACAACGAATTCTATGTTGGGAAACTGTACCTACTATCCACACATTACCCGCATTATTTCTAATAAGTTTTCTTTGTGATCGCCAGAATGTGGCTACGGCCGCAGGAACATTGTCAAACGTAATTTTTGTGGTTGATGCGCAAAATTCAGAAACATTGATTCCATCAAAAAACTGAAAGAGTTTTGTGTTAGGTTTCATTTTTTCCGCACACCAATAAACTTTTCTTGATCGCATCCAAGGTATAATTTCAGTACTTAGAGTTCGTTGACCAACATTTTGTCGATTATCCCGCATGGACACAATTTCTTGTGTACCTGTACGGTCCTTGGTTCCTGTTAATCTGGTTCTTGTTGTAGTGACTGTCGCCTTTCTAATAAGACCCAAACTTGCTACGATAGGTGTTCTTGGGCCCCGTTCAGATCCAGTACCACGTCTTTGTTTTTCCGTAAAAGACGAAGACGTGGTACTTCTACCTGTCCAGTTATTTTCCCAACTATTCCAACTTGTTCCCATGACACCATCTTCGGGTAATAATGCACCAAATAAATTTTGATACTCTTCGCGGTTATCAGTTACAATATCTGGGGCCTGATTAGTCACTTTCCATTCATCTACGGATGGGAACATATGAACAGAACCTTTAAACGTAAAAATGGCGAATGGATTCACATTGACAGTTTTTGAAGATTTTTCTTGCGTAATCATATAAATTGAATCGTAGTCCAGATATATTTTTTGTTCCTCGATAGTAAATCCACTTGTACCTGCCGAAGAAAAATTTATTTTCATATTCACAAGTTTTTCGGTAAAGAAAGGTCTCATAAGATTATTATCACTATCCAAAGAACACTTATAATCTGGGTCTAGGGTATCACCAATAGTATGATTTGTAAACTGGTCGACTATAAATCCATTTTTAAATCTATCATTACCGTTCTCGTCTTTAACGGCCATATCCATTGTGTCTTTTTCTAAAAGATTTAATGTTGTATAATATTCCAAGTTGGAAATTCTTTTTTCCAACTTTCCAATATCTCTCATAGTATATCTTTTATTGTCCATCATCTTCGCAGTAACGGCTGGTGGGCCGAGAGTGTACGGTCGTGTTGACAATTCATACAACACCATTCCCTCTGTCGGGTCTTCTGGTAGATCTGAATCAGGTGATGGAGATCCATATTTTAATCTAACAATACCTGTTTTTGTCATATAAAGTTTGTCAGATCTTGGAAGATAAACTCTTATGTCTGCGCCGAGAGCGGTTCCATCAATCGGATATTCAGTTGGCGAACTTACAACGCCTTTACCAATAGGATAACCAGAAATTTGTTGATATTCTAAGGCAGGACGAAAATCAATTACATCAGATAATCTTGTGTCGCCAAAACTTCCGATGGATTCATAGTCCGAATAAGAATCCACAGAAGAATAATCACCTATGCCGTGGTGATAATAATCGTATATCACGATAGGTCTACCACCACAAGGAACCATTCCTGGCTTTAAGAATAATTCTCCAAGATCAATGCATGAAGGTTTTTGTCCATTGAATAACTCATATCTTGCGGTTATGTCATTAATCTTTACGGGTATTTGTGTTGGGTCTGAAATCAAATTTCCGCCCGCGGCCCAAGCTTCAGTGATTTCTTGAGCGAACGGATTACGAACACCCGACACAGTAAGTAGCGCCTCAAGCGCCGCGAGAGAGGCAGTACTACTGATATCTATGTCAACATTAAACGGACTCTGTCCGGTTTTTTCATAAAATTCATATGCATTTCGTGCAAATTTAAAATCATCTGAGTCCATTTCGTGAATAAATTTATTATCACTCGCAAGAATACTAATTCTATATGAAGTATTAGTAACATTACAAGTATCATATATGGCTTGGATATTTGCAATATCTGGTCGAGAAATTTGTATTTGAGAAAGACTTAATTGTAAATCTCCAGAGGCCCCAACAGTAAATGTTGGGTTCACTACTCCCGTACTTACACTATAATTTTGTCCTAAAACATCTGCATCATATGTTGATGTAGTTGCATTTGCTGCGCTCACTGTATTATCGTAGGCTACCTCAGATAGTGCCGTTCCTGTTGCAGTTTTTAGAGTGAATGGAAGTTCGATGTTATTCGAAACCAAAGTTTTACTCTTTTCTGGCATTTCGACTTTTCTAACAGGTGCGTGAATTTTAATCTGACTATTTACAGGAAGGTTTCCAATAGTAATATTTGCGCCTCTGAGATCGCTATCATAACTCACATCGCCAACAATCTTACCGATAAGTCCGACTGCGGCAGATCCGCCAGCGTTATAATAAATTGCAATAAGATCTTCATCTTGAATTAAACTTGTATTCGGGTCTGTTAAATCTATCCGCGCCACGTTACTTGACATGGTAACATCAAATTTTCTTATGACATTATATTGTGTATCAGAAGATTGTACTCCGGTAACATCGTTCACATTTTTGACTGTCTTTACCCAAGGTAAACCTATATTAACCATGCTAGAGCCTGCACCACCGTGCAAGACAGACGAACTAAAAATTCTTGCCGAGGCGGTTCCGATATCAACACTGATTTTTCCATCAAATGCATTCAGTCCAACACCCCCACTGCTACTTGGAACTCCTTCATTAATAACTTCGTTTACCAACAAATTTCCTGTGGGTAATGGTACACCATTTAAAATTTCGTGATTTCCGTAGTTAAGAGATTTTACCAACATAACTCCTGATGAATAATCCCAATAATAATTCATTGCCCTAATATCAATATTATATTTGTCAAAAATCATACTGGACGTTGTGAAATTTCCAGCCATATCTGTTAGTTGCAATTTTGTTAGAATATTAGAAGCAAAAAGATAAGTTTCTGTTGATCCTGTAGGCGTTACTCTTTCTTCAGAAACCAGCGAACGGGCATCAGAAATAAGATAATCCACATTTGTTCTTGGATTTGTTTTATATTGAATATCGTATAGATAAACTTTCCAAATACCCCTTTCTGACGCGCCAGCAATGGGTTTAAATATAGAATATGAATAGTTGTTGGACATGGCACCAGAAGAAGATTTATCGAAATATTCTATCGCCTTGACTCTTGCCGTGGCAATAACATCAGTCCCATAAGTATTCGCACCCAATAAATTTCCGCCGCCCTCGAAAAAGGTCGAATCTTCATCGTATGTTGCAGGAACAAGATATGAATTTGTAGTTAAGTCAATATTTTGTTGTGGTGCCACATATTCGTTTACACTATCATCTGAAATATGCATATTGACAAGTTTTACCGGAGCGTCTATTTCTGGCACACCTTTCATGTCAGAAACATACATAAATGCTCCAAGATTTACCGGCATAAATTTATTGTTTATTTGATAATTTGTTCTAGACTTTTGATATGGAATGTATTTGGCATGATTTGACGATGGTTTTCTTTCGATTTCAAACCCTCTAACATATGCCTTACCATTTTCGACACCCAATGCAAGTTTGGTACGCATGGCCTCCAATAAATTTTCATGTGTCCGGCCAGGATAATATAATGTTCCGGTAGTGTCTAAATTTTGTTCGGGGTATAGTGCAAGTTCGATACTAGAAATTGTGTGTGCCTCGCCGAGGCCTTCAGTTACCATACCAATATCGTTTGGAAATTCTGACAATGCAAATGCTCTAGCACCGGTCTCATTTGCAAACGACATATCTTTCATTGTGAAAATACCATCGTTGAAATTTTCGTTATAATATTCTCTGATGTCTAGTGGAAATGGTGTGACGGTAAAATCACCGGCCTGATCATATGTCCGCCGGGCCATATTCCTCATCAAAGTTGTTTGTGGGGTGGTATCAACGTATGAGTTAAGTTTTCCATCTCTAACAGAAATCAACTCAATAAAATTATTGGTGTCTATCGCATCAATATCTCTTTTTGTCAGTACCAATTCTATTTTATATCTATCTGCCCCAGGCGAGTTAAAGTTGGTACTCCCCAAAGAATTGTCTAACAGACTCGAATCATCGTTATATGATGCTATAGATTCATGAATTTCCAAACCAATTTTATATGTAGGAACATTACTGTATTTGTCCAAAATAATACTCTGGGCGTTTACTTGTACCAAATTACCTTTGACATAATAAATTCCCTGTTCTATAAATGCAAGAGAACCAACTCCGATAGGATTTAACGTGCCGTTTGCAGTTTGTTGCACTTCACATACCAGATTTGTTCCATCGGTTGTAAATGCAATAAGATCTTCGCCTTCTACAAATGTTCCACTTTGGCCATCTGAAAATTGAACAGTCTCGCCATTGACAACAAGCACTTCACCGGAGACATTGATAGTTTGGCCATCAACTACGGTTCCGGCAGGTGCAACCCCTTCAAGATACTTAATATATAGTGTGGCGGGTGCATCATCTGCCGCAGTGATAATATTATCGTTATTTAAATCTACTGGATCTGAAAAATTTACAACTAACGCCCGAATACCAGTTTTTTTACCCTGAACAACCTGTCCCACAAAACTATTTGCACTAACAATTCCTGTGGGTAAGTCGATTTTTACATAACCGGCCTTACTGTCCAGTGCTGCAGCGCCTGGAATTACCATCGCACCATCTTTGAAAAAATGATCAGAAAGATTAGCAATTTGTTTTTGTAAAAGACTCTGCATCTGAGTCATTTCTCGCGCCTGTACGGAATTTCCAGGCTTGAATAATATTTTTAAATATCCCTTATTGATATCATAGTCATCAAAATAAGGTGTTACATTTAGATTTAAGGCCATATTTACTTTCTTTCAAATTTATTAAAATTCGAAGACAACTTTAATATCTTCTATTTGGTCTACTGCTCTCGCAACAGGTTGTCTATTTTCTACATAAAGGACTTTACCGGATCCCGTAAGAACGTCGAAGGTAGATTCATCAGTGGTATTAAAATCAGGGTGTTTTGGACCACGATACAACTCTTCAGTTGCGGGTGGGTTTCCTGAAGTTGCTTCCTGTGGATCCGCAACGATTGCAATCTGTCTAAACTGCGCCTCTGCTCCCGTAACAGGAAACATAACTTTGGTTTTATTAACAGATTGATCATCAAGTCTGCTGGCCTGTTCATCATACTCCAATCTCATTGAGATCATACAGTAGTAACCTGCCAATTCTTCGATTGCATCAAAACCATGGCCCATATCAGGAGAAATGATAGGTTTTATTTTACATGCATTGACATTAGGATTTCCACTCGAATCAAATGCAGGAATATGATTAGTAACGATAGTTGCATTATCAACATGTGTCCAATTTTGTCCAGCAGCGGTTATAACAATTTCTGTAATTTTATTTCCACCCGAAACTAATCCGTATGCAGAAAATCCACTACCGTTTCCAGAAATAGTAACGCCCGGAGCCACAATAACATTTGTTCCAGTTCCGCTAAATCCACTACCTGTTCCGATATCTACAGTGGCAGTAACATTACCACCACCATTATCAACCCACCCTGTAATTTCAAGGTTTTCGTTATTATCCAAATCAATAATATGATATCCGATATAATCAAGAGTTGCGTTTGGAACCCCAACTAAAGTGGCAGAATTGCCGCTCAAAGTAGTTGCACCACCCGCCCCAGCATTTGAAAAATTGATATTTGAATGATAACCAATCCCACCTGTCAGACCATTTCCAATTTCATTTTCTAAAATTTTAACATGTTCTATCTGATTTGCAACTTGTGCGGCGGCAGTTTGGACTTGCCACTGCACGCCCTGTGCAGTAGAATTTAAAACACCAGTAGGCATATAAATAATTGTGTCAATAGGAATATAATCCTTTGTCAAGAATTTTAGTGCATCTGCTAATTTGATAGAATACATATATTTCCAAATATAACCATCAGAAGTCCTTTCGAAATCTGTCGTCGAAAGTGTAGTTGGTTTGACTGTCGATGCTACGGCGATACCTGTGGTTGCATCGTCTACAAATCTTTGGTTGTTAATACACTTATAAACATTATACTGGTTTGATGTTTCAGTGATAACATATCCATTAGGTATAATTTCTTCGGGTGAGTCGTGCTCATACATGGTATAAACGCGGCCGGACGTCCAGTTGATTCTTGGAATTGCGAGAGTCATATCGGCATAATTGATTTTTTTAAATGCAAGACTTTCTGCTTTTGTTTCATAACCATATCCAATAGAATCTTGTGGTGTTGGTGGATTTGCATCATTAACCCAAGGTGTATGTTTTGCAATTGCCATATATAAGTTATTATACACTGCGAGGCCCTGATGTTTCCATACAAGAGTCGAACCGTCCGAAAGACTTGTGGGTGTGGGCCCAGTTCCTTCAGCGGCACTAGTTCCTGCCACAAGCGCGATAAATAAATTTTCATTATTTACGATCACATCACCTAGATTGTAATTTTGCCCAGCCACCCATACAGGCGCAGAACGATTGATTGACTGTAAGAATTCCTGTGCATTGAAAATTCTCAGTTTATTAGTAATAATTGCTGCCATTTGTCTGCCTTTTTTATATCGTTTGCGATTTTATATCTATTTATAATCTTTTTAATCGGCTAAGGTCGAATTTATATTATTATTAATCTCTTCCAAAGTTATCGGTGGTGTATTCTTGTCATAAGTCGTTATTGATGCTTCCGGTGCAAAATTAGTTTTTGCGTGTAAACTTCCATCTTCGGAGTATCTTAAAAATGTACTTTCAGTCATTTGATTCTCATCATAGTCGATTCTGTCTACATTATAGTCTAATAACTGCAACTTTTCATTAAATTTAAATCTTTCTACTGATAAATTAGTTGGGCCCATACGTTTTCTTGTATTTGAATTTGGTGTTTCTTCACTCATAACTAAAAATGCAGGCCGAATATCAATATAAGAATCTAATACTGCTCTATATTTTCTGTCCGTTTTTTCAGTCACCTCGGAAATTCTAGTATTTCTCCATTTATGGTCTGTACCATCTGTATTTCCAACCCAATCGCCATCGGCAGATGCATCTATTGGTAAATAGTACCACATATTGTAATTGTTGCCCCGGCGGGGGACGTATGATAAACCATTGCCCTCTGAGAGATGGCGGGTCTGCCAGTAAGGAGAATCATAAATTTCTTCAACAGGACTGAATAACATAGGTGACAATCTTTCCCAAGGATAAACGTCTGTAAAATAAAACTTGAAACGCTCTAATGAACGCCAAGTCGTATGCAAGGTTGGAACATCGCCCTCTTTATTATTATTAAATCTTCCAGAAATATTTATAATCATTTTTTCATCGCGGGGATTTGCCCCATCCATAATAGCACCAACCCAATAATTTGCGTTTCTATCAACATTTCCTCTGAAAACGGTGTCCCATCTAAATTCTACTTTATTTGTCTGATAAGACGGTGCTCCATAATCAATCGGCAAATTCCCATATTTACCTAAGAATTGTACATCAAAAGTAACTCTCCGGTCTATAGGACTATCCCAAAATGTAACTGAAAGAATTTTATATTTTCCCCAAGATTGAGTATTTAACCATTCATCGTCTGTTACTATCATATCTGATGTATCGTATATTGTTACCGTGTTACCAATGATTTCAGACTCATAATAATAACCATAATCCTTGCCGGACGCATCTTTATAATTTAATGCAATCTTTTTGACATCATACCAATCATATGCAGCGATGTCATCAGCACCAAGTAATGCATACCGTCCCGTTCCTTGGTCGACACTTGCCGCGCCCACTGTGTCGTCAGAAACCTCGCCCCTACCTACACCATTATATAAATTAACAGTGTTTCCATCATCGTCTATATAATCTGTATAACTGTTGGCTGTTTCTTGTCTATTATCGTAAGAAATTTTCAATCCTGTAGAATTTAAGAAATTTGTATCTTGTGGAAGTGTGTCAAAACTAAGATATGTCCATCTGCCCGCGCCGTCCATATTTTTCATTTTTACATTGATATTTTTTATGATCTCATATATCAATTGTTGCCAGACCTCTGTTCCTCTACGAACTTCTGCCCCACTGACAGATGCGTATTCCCCAAACATCATAAGTCCGGCGGGGTGTAAAACTTTCTTAACAATCTTACGCCATTCGTCGATATATCTTCCTACCTTTACGACATACGAAAAATCCTGCCACAGATAACTATCGGTAATTCTGTTTTCATCCGACAAAAATCCACTCTGAGTTTTAAAATCACCTGCTGAAACACATAAAGGTCCAACTATTGCATTAACTACAGCCTGACCATCTCCAAGGCCTGTGAGATCAAAAGTTGGGGCCGTATCGTAATCAATTCCAAAACCATCGTTTGCACTATTAAGGTGTGCGTCATTTATTCTTATCTTATCAATACCACCAATGTTTGTACCGTGACCGATAAACATTGCACCCGTACCCATAGAATCATAACCTAAACTTTGTGACTGAACATACCCATTCGGAGATCTAAAATATCCAAAACCACCTGTAACCAAATGTGTGTCAACTATTTCAGATCTTATTTTCGCATCCCATTTAACACGCAATGCCCTACCATCTGGTAATTGATATGTAGAATAGACATTGTTTACAGAGTCAAAAATTCTTAATGATATTTTATTTTTGTTAGCGGTTGGGGCGTCACTGTCATATATAACGTATTCTAAATTATCCGTCAGAGTTGCAAATGCTTTTATATATACCTTATCGTTTTCGTTCAGGGCAGGAGAAAATGTAATTGTTGTTCCACTAGTTGCAGTAAATCCACTAACAACATTTGCGTCATTTATCTTGACCTTTACAACTTGGTTGGGGTCATAATCAAGGTAATGAGTCGTTTGTGCATCAGTCGCAATAAAATTCGATACGACAGGAATCGACTGTCTGACATATTCTACACTTGGAACCGGATTTGCATATATCGGCGACAATGCTCCGCCAGATTTTGGATTTTCAGTTCCATCATCTGTTATCAATGTATCTGGTCCGGAAACATATTCTTCGTACCTACGTCCCGAAGTAAACCTTAAACTACCAAAAAATCCTATAGTATGATCTCCGACACCGAAATCGGCTGCGACACCTTGACGAGCACCCAAATATACGGTAGTTCCTGTAACATATTCTAACAATTGGTTTGCAGTCGTATCAACTCTTTCACCGTTTACATATAAACTCGTTTCTCCGCTGCTAAAATAAATCGCAATATGATTCCATTGTCCAAATGATAAAACTGGTGTATTGAGTGTGGTTGTATCTCTGCCTTGGGCAGTTCCATCAGACTTCGATAAAATCAAATGTCCATCAGGATGTTGTGCCAATAAAGTTTTCTGTGCGCCAGTAGAAAGTTCGTTAAATGATAACAATCCTGATTCTGTCTCACCTAATGTTGTAATCGCAGTCGATTTTCTAAAATACCAGAAATCTATCGACAACTCATCACTTGTTAGGTGTTCTGTGAATTGTTTATCTATATCATCAGTCCTGAGATATCCATGATTGGTATATAATGCCACCTCGCCAACTTGATCTAACTTTGAAGAAAATCCATCTTTAATCCATTGTTCTGACATTTGGTGGCCAGGAATTATCAAACTATCACCTACATGATAATTCCTACCACCATTAGAACTAATTGATACTGCACAATTTTGAGTACCAGATATATCAATATCAAAAAGAGCCCCAGAGCCCACACTGTTTTGTGGTTTTACTTTAGTTACGGAGTCTGTATTTAAGGCAGTACCTATAACATTTGTTATACCTGTTATACCACCCGCCACATCGACACTAGATATAACAAATGTTAAATTGTTGATAGAAGTACCACCAAGTTCTGTACCGGCTATTGTTATTGTTTCACCAACAATATAATTTCTGCCTCGGTCATTGAGAGCCGGATATCTTACATCATATGTCGTACCATTTTGTACCACATTGAATCGTGCATCGTATCCAGAACCGCCTGATAGGGCCGGACCAAAGGTTACTTTATGTGCATCGGGGAGAACATATCCACTTTGAACACTAAATGTATTGATGACACCACCGACAGCAATACCACTGACACTAAACAATACAATTCTTCCATCGTCATCAACAGCGTTTACAATAATAAACAATGAATTTGATGCATCTGTTCCGCCCAAATCACTACCCGCAATCGTAAACGTATCCCCAACTTCATAATTGCTAGTAGGAGAAAGCGTACTCCCATCCATATCGCTCAATAAAACGGCCTGTTTATGTGTGTATGGTAACTGTGCATCAACATCCCAAACCGCACCTGTTCCATTTTTTGTGGTGGTGGTATATCCAGTAGAATTTATATCAGTATATGCTGCGCCACCAGAAACACTAGTAACATTAATAAGAATATCATTCTGTCCATCTACCCCATTTCTTCCTAATTCACTACCAAGAATTTTCACTACATCCCCAACCACATACAATTGAGATGCGGTATTAGAGTTTGTAGTGACATTTAATGTATCAAGAGTTGTGTTCCATTCTAGGTCGAACAACAATCCAAACCCATGCCCCTGATCCAGAAATGCTTTTTGATCTTGTAACGTCACTGTCTGTGGAAAAATAGATGCGGAGTTTGCTGGCAAATTTAATGTGCCTAGTGTAATATTGACTGTGAGAATAGCTCCAGTTGCTGCATCAACGGATGCAACATCAAATTTTAAGTCGGAAAGATATCTTGATTCTGTTACAGAATTATGATTTAGGTTTATAAGCTCTGGTGTTGGATTCCGCACCGACATATCTTGACTTTTAAACCTATACGATTCTACACCACCCTTATCTGCTTGGTTTGCATAATATCCCCAATACGGTACATCATTTTTTAAAGTTTTTCTATCAAAAGAATAAAAAGTTTCGAATCCATGTAAATAAAATACATCATCGCTGAGAGTATCCAAATTTTCTATGGATACCAGAGTATTTTTTGCATTAGATGGATAAGGAAGTGGATTAGTGCCATTAACATCTTGTTTATTATCATCATCCATCGTCGCAAGATCTATTTCAAAAATTGTTTCTGGATACTCACCTGCTTGTGGATTTTGTAAAAAAACAACTTCATAATTTTCATTCTGTCCTCTAATATCTTCAACCGTGGCCACTGCTCCTGAGCCACCAAGTCCATCTGCATTAAATTCTATATGTTCTCCAGTAATATATCCATTGCCACCAGAAACAATTTCTAAATTATCAATAGCACCTTTAGTTGTATGTTCAATAAATGCAGCAAACCCCTGGCCACTACCACTACCATTTGTGGCATAATAGTTTTGCAAACTAAGATTTCTAGGATAATTTGATCCGGGCGATACAATATCAAATCCAGTTACGCAATTATAAAGAGCTTCCGTAAAATTAGTTCCGTTTTGTTGATCTACTCTGATTTCTTCTTTTGCAGTAAATTCTCCAACTACATTGGTAATATAATATTCTCTAAATTTATAATCGCCTAATGTTTTATCTTCATAACTTTGAACGGTTGCAGTCGCATTTGAGGTCGTGCCTGTTATTCGATATGGATCTGCAATTTTAGTTCCTTTTGGATTTTCTAATTCTGTTGGTTTTGTACGAACGCTTACAGTAGTTTCCCATTGGTTATCACTTGTTTTGAAGGTAAAATCTTTTGGATAATAAAATTCTATATCCTCATTGAATAGGGCCCGAAACAAAAATCTATAAGAATCTTCAGAACCTTTAGACTGATAAAATTCTTTCATAAATTTCAGAAAATTTGCCTGATTTGTATAACTACCCTTTTTCTCTTTCGATTCGCTTGCAACTTGGGCGATTGCAATATCACTACTATCAACTCCGATAGGAGGTTTAAATGTTGAAAGATTAAATCGTACTTTGATTAAATCATTAATTCCATATGTGTACGGATCAGCGTTCCCATCTATAAATGTAATTTTATTGCCTGATAAACTATAATCGACATTTTCTGTCAATTCCGAATAATCGCCTAGAGAACCTAATGGATCTTTATCAGGAGAGGTGAGAAATTCAGATATTTCTTGCGTAGTTGTAAATCCACCACGGGCAGAACCATTGGAATTAATGAAAACTCTGATATTAGTTACAACAGTATCAAAATCGCCGCCGAAATAATAGAAAGGATTAAAATAATCTAACTGAAAAACAGAAGAAACACCATCTGTTAGCCAATGCTGATCTGACAAACTTTCTGTCGTAGTACCTGTATCAGATTCTTTATTCTTTTTTTGGTTTGTTTCTGATGCGGTCTTTGTTGCAGATTTTATTCTAACTATGGTAGGCCACACTGACGCCAACTCATCCTTAAACATAGATGTGAAAATGTCGATAGTTTTGTCTATGTCTGCATAATTTTCAAGATTTGTTGTCCTATGCGATGGATTCGACTCTTCTGCCATCCACTCATAATACAATTCCAAAAATCTAACGAATATTTTATAATCATCGTCTGATGCAATATATTGCGGAAGTTGTGTCTTTATGCGGTCTGCGATATTAGATATGTTGTTTTTCTGCATTTTTAGTATCCACCACCACTAGATCCAGAACTACCACCACTAGATCCAGAACTACCACTACTACTAGATCCGGCATTACTACTATAGACTCTATTTACAGAAGGAGTGGGGCCCACGGCAGAGGTTATAGATCCACTTGCTGTATTAAAACTGGTTTCTACACTTCTAGAAACGATCACTCTTTGGGTTGAAATTTCATAATTTTCATTGAAATCATCTGTATCTGGCAACATGGTAATTTCCAATTCGTCAAGATCCAAATAAATTATCTGATTCCTAACAGGAAAGATATCATTCGACGCAGGAACAGCCACAATGCCTATAGAGTCCCCTTGTAATACACTTGTGATTGATACACCAGACATTACTATAGTTCCGGTTGCATAATTTACAGTGCCACTCAGCGCGGTGCTATATACCTTTGAGTTGTTTGCTGTAACGGTGTAAAACCTGAGAGTACCCAAATTATTATCGTCAAGATAATAAACATCAGTCGAACCAGAAACATAAAATCCATTAGAATATATACTGCCCGGCTGTAGTGCATTACTAAAATTGAAAGTATATTCTGCGACTGTATTATATGTCACGGCATGTTCATTTATAAGAGACATGGTTGTAAGGTTGTTAGTTATTGAAGCGTCTGTTTGGTCGATCGCGGCCAATAATTGTGAATACCTAAAATAACTGTTAAAGTCGTTTAGAAATTTTCCGTCATAATCTATAATTGAATTTCTGACTGAATTTTTTAGTTCGCTCTCTTCTATAAGAGTCGATTCATCGTCATATTTAACCTGAACAGTTAATTTTAGTCTTAGAAATTCTGGATCTATGATAACAGGTTTCAGAGATATGACCGAATAATTTTGAGTCAATTTTGTAATAATATCATCTTTTTCGCTAGATGACAAATACAAACCATTATTAGGTTTTATAGACATAAAAATTCTTCCATATTGCGGTGGGTCGTTATCCTCTCCGCCCCACACGTTCATAGATTCTGCCTGTGGAAATATTTTTGGAATAATAGTCATGTAATCTCTCGCGGTGACTGCCCTATTTTGTCCCTCAAAAGTTCTTGGTGCATAGAATTTAATAGATTCTACACTTTCCTTATCAGCACCACCGAAAGTCCTACCGATAATTACCAAGTTATTTGGCGCAACGCTTTCAGAAGAGAGCCTCAGTCCATTAATACCTGACTTCCCAAGTAGAGACATTGTGCCTGTGAGTCCGTTGACAGCAGATCCATCTGTTATCAAATATGTCAAATTTATAATATTGCCAGTTACTAATTCTTTTCCTAAAACACCATCGCCAAACAATACCTCATATTTCTCATCGTTAGATTCTTGCAAAAAATATGCCTTTGTTATATCAGACAACCTCATCGTATCAGAGTTGATTTTAAATTCTTCGTAGTAAGAACTTTCTAAATTTTCACGAATCAATACTCTTAATGTACTTGTATCAACATTTGAATTTGATATCAAAAATTTCTGATTAGGGTCGGAAGTATCAACAGTATAATTTTCCGAAACCTCTATGCCCTGCACAACCACAAGATCAAATATCTCATATACATGTTTGTATTGTCCATCGCCCAAGTCTTCAACTCTTTGCCTGTCAACCAACCGAGTGATATCCGGAACAAACCTATAATCGATTCCTAAATCAGTAAATTTAAAAACAAAATTTCTATCTATTTTCAGTACTGACAATTCTGAATTTGTCCGGCCGGTGCTATTTGTTATTTCGAAAGTTGCAGAAATGGTAGCCCTTGCTGCTCTGGAAGATGTTGGTAGATAACCAAGAAGTTTTGCCTTGGATGCCACATTATTTCTCATTCTCGCCGTATCCAGAAACATTTCGTTTGCGATCATATTAAGATAGAATGAATTATAATATGTATTATATGATAACAAGTCTGTCAAACTACTAAGTGCAGAACCTTCAAAATTATAATCAGTGAAAGTTTCATCTGCAGCCATATAATTGGTAATAGAATTTTTAATAGAATTAAAATCTAATTCTGATATGTTAATATTTTTTGGCATCTATCTTACTCTTTTTATTTTTAGGTTATATGTTAGAACCTCTGTCATTGGTATCACTCTATAAACAACTTGTATGTTTATAAGATTTCTATCGGTACTACCGGCTGTAGCATTACCACCAACTTGCCGCCTCATTTTTTTATCACGCAATGATCCAGAGTCTCTATCTGGAGTCAAACTTACACTCATAATCGCAACTCTTGGTTCATAATTAATCAATGCTGCTTTTATTCGTTCAGTTATATTTATTTCCAATGCGCTAGTGCCATTTCCAAAATACGGGATCTGTTCGAATAAAGTGTCATAAATATTTCCACCAAAATCAGGTTGAAATGGTCTCTCGCCCCTATTCGTTAAAATAATGTTTGCAATGCTTTGTTCAATAGCAGGATATCGAGACCTTCTATGGTTGTCCACCAATGTACGAATATCAGTCTTTTTACCAAGAAGTTGCCTTTTGGTAAATTTTAAATCAAAGTCTATGTTTTTTACTGTGTCGGCGTATGCCATTTTTGCGTTCCTATGGGTTTAAGTCTATTCTTGGGGCCTTAATTGTGGTATTACCACCACTTTTGGTGTCAAGAGATTTTCCAATATCTGCATTCACCGCTCCAGATACCTTTATATTGACGTCTTTATCTACAACAATATTTAGAGTACCGCGCACATATATGTTATCATTGCCAAAGACGATCTCATAATTATCTTTTACTACTTTTGTAACCATACTTCCATCTGGATGCATTTCTTGGAATGTTCCAGTTCTATGTTCAAGGTTTATTCTTTCAGCGCCTGGAGTATCATCAAATTCTTGGAGATGGCCGCTTTCAGTAAACAAGACTTTATTGTATGGATATTCGGTTGCATATGGTGATGCCGGTTCAGAAAATAATTCTGTTGTCACTAGCGTTTTATTTTTTTCCTCGACGGCATATGGCTTCGGTGGTGGAGAACCACCGCCTCCAGCCTGGGCAGGTGCAGTAGAATAACCATCCGTTGTAGTCTGTCCAGCAGCCTCGGCAGCGTCCTGTTGTGCCCTACTAGAAGAATCTTGTACAGAATCGGGTGCCTTTTCCCATATCACATCTCCATCTTTTAAATTCGATGTCTGTGGGCCGCCATCATCACCTGAAGTACCCGCAACCGTTGCCCTAAAGACAGTCTGTTCGATATACGCAGATCCATCTGCGCCTTTCAACATACGCCGAGCATTAGTTTCATGTCCAGACATTTGATTGTTTACTTTATCTCTGACCGTACCCTTCGCTCCGCCGGCTGCCGCATCAGACCGTCCATAATACTTTTCACCAACTCCGCCGGCGTTGATTGCAGAATAAACTTCTAATCTACCATGACCCGCCACTACACCATGGGCCCGTAAATATTTTACCACTGCGCCGTTGGGCCCCAGTTGTGTATCAATTGATCGTTGTTTTGTACTAAAATCAACACCATGTTCTTCTGCCTGCGGTTCTCCAAATTGAATATATCCTCTGTGCGTACCCCATTTTGTTGTTGGACCTTTTTTCTGTGGGTCGAGAGTCCCACCAGTTTCATATGACATGACAGTACCAAGATCAAGTGCAGATATACCTAATGTCGCTGCAGCAGCGATTGTACCACTTCTAACAGTCCATGGCGGACCACCCGCCCCTTGATTTTGTTTTTCTAATTCTGTAAGTGCGGGAGATCTAACATAATCTCCTTCATTATAAGAATTTGTTGGTTTCCATTCTTCGATTTCAACACTCGGTGGTGCGGATCCTGTAGAATTTGGTGTGGGTGTCATACCTTCCGATGGGTGTCCGTATTTTTTTCCGACAGTGGTATCCACGGCCGATGGATTTGAGGGAGTTTGTGCCCCTGTTGCGGGATCTGGTACAACACCATTTCTTTTCAATTTTACAGAACCACGTTCGCCAGATGCCATACTAAAGTGCATTGCATCTTTTTTACTATTCCAATCACCACCCCAACCGAGGCCATATTTTTTTGCAATCGCTGAAGTGTTTGACGGCATGTCAGAAATAAAAGTATTACTATATGGATTTTCTTTTGGGTTGATATCAATCGCGGCACCAGAGGCATGATAACTCCAGGCCCCAGTTCCTGCCGCGCTCTTTCTATGCACATATCCACCTATACTATAAATTGTATATCCATTTGGATGGTTTGGTGCTGGAGTTTTTTCGAATTCGTTTATAAACGCTTGAAAGTTGTCTGCATATGCAGTTGCAATATATGTGCTCTTACCATTTTTAGTTGTAATTTTTGAAAGTCTTTCGCGGTTTGTTGCATCGTCAGCCACTTCACCTTCGTTCATTGCCTTGCCGTGGTTAGAGTGTTGTGCGGTTCCTGCACCGGCACCGTTATCATCACCAGCACCAGTATCAACACCAACACCGCGAGCGTGCCTATTTACATCTGCTTCGTTTTTCGTGGAAGCGCCAGGCGTCCTCTCATCATCCGATGGGTAAAGTCCATCACCAGAACCCGTAGAATCATTTCCAGGCTTTCCATACACAGTTCCCCAAATAATCGGGTCTTGTCCCATCTCACCATCTCTAAAAAATCCCATAACCCAAGAGCCCGGAAGTGCGCCTGTTGGTGACTGTCCAATACCAGAAATGGCGGCAGATGTAATAGGCATAAGTGCTGCACACCAAGGAAGTTCATTTGTTGGTAATTCAGATTTGTCATCTGTATGCCACCCAAAAATTCTAACTCTAACTCTACCCAAAGCCTCTGGGTCGACGACATCTTCAATAATCCCCTGCCACCAAGTTAAACCTTCGCGCCCTGTAAAATAATTCATTTACCACCTCCACCAAGATTAGATCTACCTATACTGGCCACGTCACCTTGTGCTGTTGGCGGATCTGCTGGAAGTTCTCTGTTGAACGAGTCTTTCACTAATTCCAAGTCCTGTTCATACTGCCCCAACATCATTCTGTGTTGGATTGCAGTGATAAGATATTTTCCACTATATTGTTCATTTATCGCATCTGGTTCGACAATACTGTATGCCGGAATTTGTAGATCAACGGTGTCACCAACGGTCAATTTATGATCACCAAATACAGTAATAGTACACTTAATATTTTTCATTAACTGCTGGAAAAACATTCTTTGGAGAAAAATTTTCTCTGCATTAAACATTGGCGATCCAGAATTGATTTCAATTTCTGGTTGTATGTATAAAGTTTCTGGTTCGTATTGTTCACCCTTACCACTAACATCGTGAATGGGCCCGTCATTCATATACTCATATTTATCACTATCTTCCCAATACGAATGTTTATATTCTTTTTTAGTCCTAGTTAAGAGGTCGATAGTGTGTAATTTGGTATTATACATACCACTTGTGATGTTATCTAGTACCGAAAACGCAGAATCGAAACTATAATCCAAAACTTTTTTATTCTCTTCGTTTGAGTTAAAACTAGAATTTGGCATATCACCAACAATAAAAGAATTTTTAGATTCCTGTTGTGTGTAATATTCTAATGGTTTGAATTGATATGATTGCGTATTCTCAAAAAAGACATACGAAGAACTTTTATATGTATCGGAAAACGCGCGGCGTGTCAAGAAAGATATGGCCTTTAGTGGGGTAAACGAAGGAATAACAAAAGCAGTTTCGTTTTCATATCTATCATCACTTTCTTCAACTTCAAGTGTTTTTTTAGACTCAAGTTTTTCAAAACATTTTTGGGCGATTTCAGTCGCACTACCACTAAACTGTTTTGATATTCTAGTATTGAAATTATTAATCATATCTTCTGTTGATAGATGCAATGTAAAAAATAGAGTGCTATTTTCAGTATAAACGTCTGAAATTTTTGTCACAATCATATTCAATGTAGTTTCTGTCTTGTCAACATTCTTAGAGGAGTATGAAAGTTCCACTTTTTCTTGTCCAATGATAGGCAAAAATCTCATCATACCGCTAGTGTCTGCAAAAGAAATAGTCGCAGTTATACTAGAAGAAAAAATATCTTCGTATATTCTCATAGTCCTATAAAACTGCAACATGTTTGCTTCATCGAAGTCGTTATGTGCGGTTATTTTCAATTGGGATATTTCAAAATCGCCTGGGCGACTATACTCCGATGATCCGGCCATTATTTAATAATCCTCTTCCAATCTTTGACAAACTGATCTACAATTTCTCGTCTAATAATTTTTATTTCTCTAAATTTTTCATTATTGGCATGTTTTTCATCCCAACTAGAAAATTTTGTGTAAGACAATCTTTCTACATCTTCTAACATAGAGAAGGATTCGTTTGATATCTTATATCCAAGAGTGTTGTGTATATAGTGTACCGGAGTGTTTTTTGCAATATCTATTGGAAGTGTGCGCCTGTCTTTAACTAGTGGCGTCCAACCAGATCTGAAACTATCTGTATTTGAGTCGATATATTTTCCATTCCAAATATACCAATCTTCTTTTACTTTTGCAAGATTTCCTGACGCTCTACCACTATAACCGTCAAGAGAATTTCCGTCCATACCATCGACATAATGTTTACTTTCCGAATCTACAACTTTAATTAATCCCGAAATAGGTCTATCCGAACAGTGATAATAAATGTAATCCGGTGCATTGGCTGGAACATCCCAAGTTGTGATTCCATTTCCTAGTCTACTCAAAGACAGCCCATCTCTATATTCATCTTTATATGAGTTAGATTTCCAAGGACCTAGACCACTGGTGGCCAGATAAAATTTTGTGATATTTGAAAACCAAACATTAAAAATTGATTTATGATTTCTATAAACGATAATTGTTTTATTCATTACTGGTTTTGGATCACTTTTAGTCGATAACATAGTGGCGGTCGGTAAATGATAATCATTTAATGTTAATGTAAATTCCTGATTAAAAACAGATGCCTTAGGCAAACCATTATTCGCAAAGTTCCAAGAACTTGTTCCAGATGCCCACTCATATGTTTTATCTACATTTTCTACATAAATGACTTGTCCATCAAAACCTTCTTTTGGAATCTGTTCCAATTGATCAATTCTTTTAAGAGTTTTATATGGCAACACTTCTGGTTTGTATTGTGCGAGTATGGTTTCCTGTACTGTTGTGTCATTTGCTGGCCATTCCGAATAAACATCTTTAATGTCGTTTGCCATTAGAATTACCCAAGACATTTTCGGGTCGCCATAATATTTATATGCAAGACTTTCGGGGCTATCACCACTTACAACTACATAATCAAATACATTCCTATTATTTCTCATATATTTTTTAAGAATATATGCATATGTAAAAATATTTTTTGCATCAACCGGTCGGCCCGACAAGTCGATATCATATTGTATATTTCGAATATTATCAAACATATCTTAGTACCCCGCAGCTGCGTCTGATTTGGTGACAAACTGCACTTCTTGGAATGTTAAATTCATTGCAATAACCGAAGGGGCCCCAGTATTTTTAAATTTACCGAAAGAACCGTTTCCACCATATGTCACTTCGCAGTCCGTTAAAACGGATGGTTTTATTTTGTGCATATATTCCGCCTCGACACCGTTTATAAAATATTGTATCTCAAAATAATTTGGCGGTGTAAAAAAGTTTCCATTACCCCCGATATCGGGCAACATCTGAATTCTAAACCATTTAATTATATCAGCGATATTTGCGCTCTCATCCGCATTGCGCGGCATTATATTATATTGATATTGAAATGATCTATATTCTATACCACGAAATATAACATGTCTATTCGCGGCGGCGAGTGACATACCCATCGTTTGTGCGAGAAGATCGGCACTATCTCCGCCTTGACCTGCAACCGCACCGAATGCATTTCCGGCTGCATCGGCACTAGTGCCAAGGAGACCCATAAGATCCATCGCCATCGCGTCGTCTATCGCATTATTCCCAATATTTGTAAGGCCCGCAACCAAACTTCCTGCATTCGTTCCCTCATAGTTGGATTTCGAAGAATTGGTTACTGTTTCTGGTATGAAAAGTTTGACATTCCCCTGTGGTTGAAACTCGCCCTCGCCCGCCTCCCCAAAAGACCTGCCAGAGGTATAGCCAGGAATACGATTAGAAAATGCCTTAAAAGAAATAAAATCTAGACCCTCAGAAGAACCGTCTACAGCGTCTGCCGGAAACGCCGCGGCGAAACCCGATAGTGCTGACATATCTCCCCCAACCGTGCCTTGGCCGGGCGGACCTGCGGCCTGATTAAGATTTGATTGCTTCCATTGAACATTCATTGGTGGTTTTGCCATAAATAGTTCTCCTAAATAGTTAAATATATTTATAAAGGTTTTTATTAGTTAAAATGCCAAGGTTCACATATAAAGGAAAATATAAACCGACCCACGCCGCAAAATATGTTGGAAATGTAAAAAATATCGTTTACCGCTCCATGTGGGAAAGGCGATTTATGAAATATTGCGATGAGAATCCTGATGTCCTTAGTTGGTCGAGCGAAGAGTTAGTTATTCCCTATTTATCACCAATTGACAGAAAATTACACAGATATTTTCCAGATTTTTTAATAAAAGTAAAAAGAGGAGAAAAAACACAAACAATAGTTATAGAAGTTAAACCAAAAAAAGAAACAAAACCGCCAAAGAAAAAGAAAAATATTACTCCCAGATATCTAACTGAAATGAAAACTTATAGCGTAAATGCGGCAAAGTGGAAGGCCGCAGAAGCATACTGTTTAGATAGACGCTGGGAATTTAAAATAATAACAGAGGATCATGTAGGAAGATAATGTCAGACTTTACCCCATTACTCAAAAGGCTAGAAGCCCGTGGAATACGCGCAAATACCAACGCTGCCAGAAATTGGTTTCGTACCAAGATAGGCGAAACTCAAATATCAAGAAAATCTCTATTGTCAGATTCAAATAGAAAATTCGGCGGCCTTGAATTAGGTGCAATGTATTGTTATTCATACGATCCTAAGTGGAAACTTAAATTAAAATACTATGATGAATTTCCACTAATTTTTGTCATAGAAAAACTTAGTGACGGATTTGTTGGAATCAATCTACATTATGTCGCACCGCAAAGACGACTGTTCATTATGGAGGCTCTATCAAGAGTTGTATCAGACAAGAGATATGACAAACAAACAAAATTGAAAATTTCTTACAACATATTAAAAAGTTTGTCTAAATATAACATAATCAAACCCTGTTTAAAACGATATCTATATACAAAAGTTAAAGGAAACTTCGTAAAGATAGATGCAAATGAATGGGACATTGCGGTATTCTTGCCGGTACAAAAATTTAAAAAGGCACCCGCCGCCAAAGTTTGGGCAGAAAGTGCAAGGAGTCGTTAATAAATGTCTTTCAATCCATCCATATCAGATTTCGTTTCCCAAATAAGCAAAAAGGGGCTGTTGCACGCCAACAGATATATACTATCCATAGATGCACCTGAGGCCGTGGCAATCGATGCTGGAGGCGGCAACGAAGATATGCAATATAGAGTTGCAGATTTTACATTGCCTGGGAAATCAGTTTCTACTGTTGAAACTAAAATATATGGTCCAGTTAGACAAGCACCATATGCAATGACGTATGATCAAGCAACATTCAGTCTATTATTGAGTGAAGGCCTTTGGGAAAGAGAATATTTCGAAAGGTGGATGAATCTAATTGTAGATTATGAATCGCATAAAGTTGAATATGCAAATAATTATCTGGGTAAAATGACTCTATCTGTCTACAACGCGGCCGGGACTTTGACACAGGCATACAATTTTGTCGATGCGTTTCCACTCTCATTGGGTGATGTTGCGTTTGCATATTCAAACGAAGAACCGGCAACATGTCAAATCACAATATCATATCTAAAATATATTTCTAGCATGACACACGAAAACGCTGCTCGAAGCTCGTCAGATGTTGCCGATTTGGCGCAATCGGAATTTACAAATCCAGACACACCGGCTGCATTAAATGCTAGGTTCCAAGGGGCCAAGAAAGCCTCAGACAGGGCCGTGAAAAAACTAGAAGATGCGGTCGGAAACCCAAGAAAATTTGCCGAAGCGGGCATTCGCGACCGATTTGGTCGTAGTATCGAACAGGCCACAGATGCGCGTGTGAAAAATGCAATAAATAGAGCGGGAGAAGCAAAGGAAAGAGCCCGTTCGTTTGGTCGTTCGTTTGGAAACCCTTTCGGCTTTTAATTTTGAATAATTTATGAGGAAAAATTATGTTACCAAGGATTGATACACCAACGTATGAAATTACATTACCATCTACAGGTAAAAAAACAAGATTTAGACCATTTTTAGTAAAAGAAGAAAAAATTCTTCTAATGGCGCAGCAAGGAGAAGAATTAGACGAAAAAATAAATGCAATCAAACAAATTATCAGAAATTGTTTAATTGAAGATATTGATATAGACACACTGGCAACATTCGATATCGAATATTTGTTCGTCAACTTGAGATCGAAATCGGTAGGAAATATTATCAACTTAACATATAAAAGAAAAGAGTGTCCAAACAAAGACGATGGCGCAGGGGATTGTGACTTGCCTTTTACGATGGATCTGGAAAATGTTAAAGTGGAAGAAACTGGTCAGGATCATAGTACCAATGTTCAAATAACCGATAGAATTTCTATTGTAATGAAATATCCAGATTTTAATGTACTGAATAAAATTCTATTATCTGAAAATTATGATGATATCGTAGAAGTTATCGCAACATGTATTGAATATATAACCGAAGATAATGAGGTACTAAATGCGAGCGACTACAGTATAGAAGAGATTATAGAATTTATCGAAAACTTGACACAAACCCAATTCGCATCAATAAATGATTTTTTTGAAACTATGCCAGAAACAAACTGTGCAGTTAATATACGATGTAGACAATGCGATTTTAAAAAAGAAATGAAAGTGAGTGGTGTGGCTGATTTTTTTTCCTAACTTTAAATCATGAATCCCTAGTTAGTTTGTATAGGAACAATTTCGCACTAATGCAACACCATAAATATAGTTTAAGTGAGTTGGAAAATATGATTCCGTGGGAACGGGAAGTCTATTTAAATTTATTGGTTAATTATATAAAAGAAGAAGAAAAAAGACGAGCAAAAAATCAATAAAGGACCATAAAAATGGCACCAAAAAATTTAGAAGAAGATAGCAAGTATGCATACCTCGACAAAGACGGGGATGGAACAGTCAGTGATAAGGAAATGGCAATGGAAAGACAGATGATTGAATTAGAAGATCTACGCAGTGATATGGAAAATGAAGATAAGAAACAAGACGCACAAAGGGCGATGGCTTGGTTTGCATTGTTTGGAATGCTCTTATATCCGTTCGCAGTCGTAATTGCAGTGCTTATTGGGTTAGACAAGGCCGCCAGTATTCTTGGAGATATGGCACCAACATATTTCGTATCAGTCGCGGCAATCGTTGCTGCGTTCTACGCAAAAGAAGTAATGGTAAAAAAATAAATGGCAGATCTCGAATCAGTAACCGCAACACTACAAAGACAAAATGAAGAGGCGTTCGCGGCATCGCTAGAAAACGCAAGCGAAGTGTTGCAATCATCTGGAGCGAGGACTGCATTTGAAGAATTAACAAATATCATCGAAAGTCAAGAAGAAAAAACTGTTGATGAATATAAGAAAACCCAACAACGGGTCGCGGCACTACAAAAGTCTATCAAAAATCTCGAAGGATTGTCAAGAGCAGAAAGCGCAGCACTTACCCAAACCATGAAAGACGCGCAAAATAGTCTTAATCAAAATGCAAACTTTAAGGCGACTGTTGGAAATGTAGTGAAGGATAGTGCTAAAGGTGCCGCGGCGGGTTTGGGAAATCTGGTAAGTGGTGCCTTATCGCAAAGTCCGATTCTTGCATTTGGGGCAGGTTTTATAAGCGAAAGAGTTTCACAATTCAAAGAACGTAAGGCGGCGCAAAAGGCCGAAGACGAGGAACGAAACGACAGACTTGCTGCCGAAGAACAAAAAGAACAAAAAGAAATGGGTCTTTTGCGCGAAACCATTTCGAATGAAGATGCAGTGCGGGCCTCAAATAAAAATATGGAACAAATCCAACGGGATGCCGCTATGCAGGGGGTGTCTGAACAAGAATTAATAGATCAGGAAAAAGACCGAATTATCAGAAGGGCCCAGGCAGATAAAGACGCTGCAGACAAAGAAGAGGCCGCCCGTAAAAATTTAGAAAAAATTGCCGAGAGATATGGAATATCTGTATCTGGCGAAGAAAATATGGCACCTAGTCCTGCACCCCAAAATAATATATCAACAGAATCTAATCAAGATATACCAACCACTTCTGAAGAATCTGAAACTTCTGGCGAACAACCTGCCAGAAGAGGTCGTGGTCCAGATTTGGAACCAAGGGCGAGACGTGATACCGGCGGAAATGAAAACATTTCAACGCAAACAGAAAGCTCGGCCGACACAGTACAACCACAAGGCGATATTGCATCAGAACCCACAGTATCCCAACTCACCGACACACAACTAGAATTTCAACCTTTCCTCGAAAAAATTTATGATGAAATGGTGTGGCAAAGAGAAAATGCAGACAATCCCAATTCTTTAGAAATTGAAGAAGCAAGAGAATTACGCCGAGAAAGAAAAAAGAGACTTGATATCGAAAGGGCCCAACTTAAAGCCATGCAAGAAAATGGTGGCATCGACGGCAGCGGTGCGGGCGGTGGCGGTAATGAAGGTGGAATACTAGATACTCTTGGAGATATGGGGGGTTTGGTAGGCCTTGCAGGCGGTGGTGCCGGACTTCTAGGAATGTTTGGATTGGGAAAAAATGGATTCTTAACAAAAGGATTAAAAGGTGTCACTGGTAAATTTGGTAAGTTCGGTGGAAAGATTGGAAAATTAGGTGCAGTAGTCGCAGGGGCCGGTGCTGCCATTGGTGGATTGTCAACTCTTTTCCCAGATTTTAAATTCCCCAAATTTAATACACCAGATGTCGATATCAATGTCAATGAAATGGATGATCCCGATAGAATCGCTCGCAATACTCAAAACAATATAGATGCGCCGAAAGGTACTGATGCAGGGAAGTTACAAATACAAGAAAATGTAAGACTTGAAAAAGAACGTGTTGAAAAACTGAAAATGGAGCAGGCAGAAGGTGAGGCGCGAAAAGCGGCCGCAGATAAAAAATTAAATAAGGCAAAAAATGCAGCGCGAGAAGCAGAGGCGGATGCAGTAAGGAAGGCCAAAGCTAAGAGATTGGCACTAGACCAAGAAAAACTCACTTCTCAAATGCAGGCAGATGCAGATGCAGAACTCAAAAGAGTTGAGGCAGAAGCAGAAAAGAAAAGAGTGGCCGCTGATGCAGAGTCTCAAAAGATTCGAGATGCGGAAGCTGCCGAGGCGGAAAGAAAACAACTTCAAGCAGAAGCAGATGCTGAGAAAAAACGCATCGAGTTAGAAAATGCTGAGAAAAAACGTATTGAATTGGAAACGAAAAAAGAAGTCGAAAGATTCAACAAAAAGAATAATGTTATAGATTTTCCAGATGCAAAACCTATAAGTGTGCCGCCGCCTGATAATGCAAACATAAGACCAAACACAAACCCGCCCGTGAAGAAACCGCCGGCGGTTGGTGTGCCCAGAGGCAGAACCACAGGTGGTGGACTTGCCGCGGCGAAGGATATGATAGGGGCCAAAACTGCTGGTGCTGTTGCGGC